TAATGATAGGAGATATATACTTATTCATAAAACAAGTATTTTGCATACATGAATATTTTCGTAAAAGTATGGATATTCCATCATGGAAAGAATGTAAGAAATGTGGAAGAGTTAAATTATAGGAGGAAAAACAATGAATTTCAGAGAAACAAAAGAAGCTAATAGATTAATAAATAGAATAGAAAAATTGGATAGTTTTACAATGGATATTCAAAATCCAGCAAGAACTTTAACAGTATCTAGCGAATTTGACGGAGTAAGAATAAAGAAAGAATACAAATTTAAAATTATACAAGTTCTACTAGAAATGAGAAGAGAATTGGCTGAAGAATTGGAAAAGTTAGGTGTAACTGAGGAGGTAGAATATGATTAAAAGAGTAATAACAATATCAAGGGGCATTGAGTCTATAGGTGATGTAATTAATGATTTTATCTCAAATTATTTAAGAGAAAATGAATATATTATAGATATCAATTATATAAAAGATGGCAGCCGACTTAAACCTTATGAAGAAGGTCGAGGAGAGGGTTTTGAAACTGTTGTAGTAGCAATTGTACATATAGGAGAATTAGACAATGCGATATAAAGTAATAGACTATGTGTCAAAGAAAGAAAAAGTTAAAGAAAGCACTTGTGGTTGTTGTTTCCATGTAAGGTCGGCAGAACAAGGATATATTATTTTACAAGATGAAAAAGAAAGAGAAAAAGTTGTCGATTTATATGAATGGGAATACCGTTTATGTAAAGAAATAAGAATTGACAATATAATTGATTTTTCCGATTGGTTGTGGAAGCGAGAAGTAGATGAAATACCTACTGAGTTATCAAGAAGATTTGAATGGTTATACGATATCGTAATTGAATATAAAAAAGAAAAAGCGAGATATTATGTGTAGGAGGAATAAAAGATGAAAAAATTTGGTATTGAAAGTATATTAGGATTGATAGTGATCGGGATAATAACTTTTGCAGTTATAATTGGGTTGTTTTCGGGTTACAAGGCTTTAAACAGTAACAAAGACTTTTTAAAAGTGGATTATAACTTTAAAAAAGCAGTAATTAAACTCCCTAACGATGAAGTAGTTACTGGAGAGGTAGAAGAGTGGACTACATACGATAATAAAGATACTGTAAAAGTCAAATTGAAAGAATACTGCTAGTCCCACATGGTGGGAGGCACAACGATACGATTTGTACGGTAGAAGTTAAAACACACGAAGAGGGTTACTCCTCGCTTACAAAAGAAGTTAAAGGAGAACAAAAATGAAATGGCATAAAATTTATACAAGAGAACTTACAGAAGAAGAAAAAGAAGAGTATGGTGATTTATATACCTTTATGTGGGATGGAAATGCTCCTGATATTGGTGAAGAAGTGTTAGTTACATTTCCACTAAGTTCTGGGAGATATGCTGACACAAGACTAGATTGTTGGGAAGAATTTGGAGATGGAGAAGGTTTTGAAAATACTGATAATGATGTTATATACTGGATGGAATTACCAAAATATAACGGAGAATTAGATGATTAGGAGGAATAAAAATGGACAAACAAAAATATTTGAGCGTTGAATTTAAAGTTATGTTTAACATGCCAGTGAGTGAAGATTTTGATATAGACGAATTATCAGAAGAAGAATTAGAAGAATTAGCATGCGATTATTTCTTTAATCAATATGGATATGATACAGCTGATTATTACGATTTTGAATTTGATATTTAATGGAGGAATAGCAATGACTAACGAAGAATTTGCACAAGAAATAAAACGATTAGAAGAACAAATGAAAGATCAAATTAATAACTTAAGAATTAAATGGTTGGAAAGTAAGGTGAATAAAAAACCTTATGAAGTAGAAGTGCCAGAGGATATAGACGATTATTATTATACAGATGAATATGGTAAAGTTGACTATTTAGAAGGTTATAATTCATCTTATGAGAAGAATAAATATATACGTGGTTTAGCATTCAAAACTGAAGAAGAAGCTGAAAAATACGATAAAGAACGTATTTTACTATTTAAACTTCATAAATGGGCTGAAGAACATAATGGAGGTTGGACACCGAATTGGGAAGGTGATGGAGTAAAGTGGTATGTTACTTACGAAACAGACCGAAATATATTAAAAATAAATTGGTGTGTTTGTTGTCGGCAATTTATTAAACTACCTTATTTCAAGAGTGAGGAACTAGCGCGAGAATTCATCGATGAGTTTGGAGATGAAATTAAAGAGGTGCTTTGCTAATGAAGCTGTACAAAATTACAATTAGTTTTAAAAACGGAGAAAAAGTGATCTATGTTTTTGGTGTAGAAGCAACAAAGAAATTACTTTGGTATTTCGATATGGCAAAGGAAAACGATGAAATAGTGTATTTTGAATATGACTTAAGAGGAATAAAAATAAACCTTATGGATGTGAGCAACATTGAGTGTCAAGAAATATAGGAGGAAGTAAGATGTATGATCTAAAAGCTTATTCTCCTACTCAAGGTGTAAAATCTGTTGTTAAGTACAATTTCAAAACTAAAGAAATTGAGTTAGAAGTACGTCCTTACGGAAATATTAAGACTAAACACTTCACGATTTTACGTTGTAGTGAACTAAAAGATAAGTGGGGAAACATGATATTTGAAAATAACATTGTTAAATACGATGAACAATTAATAGGTGAAGTAAAGTTTACTAAAGGAAAGTTTGTTGTTGAATTTAAACAATTAACGGTTGATTTATGTGATGTCAACGATAAAATTCTGATAATAGGAGATGTGTATGCAACGAAAATTGAGTAACGAAGAGTATTTTAAACGAAAAAATTTTTTAAATAAAATAAATTCAATTAGAAGCCATATTAAAAGAAATATGGACGAGCTAAAAGAATTAGCAGAGATGAAAAAATCTATTAAAATTACTGATTATACCAAAGAAGATTTTAGAACAAGCGGTAGCAATGTAAGTCAGCAGGAAATAATCGTGTGTAAGATTATTGAACTGGAAAAAGAGATTTATGATAATACCACTGAATTAATGGATGTGAAAATTATCACAAGAGGTGTTTTGAATAAAATAAAAGATGATAAATGCAGGCTTTACATGTTTTACAGATATTATGATTGCTTAGACGAAGAGACAATAAAATATAAAATGAATATCTCAACGAGAACATGTCAAAGACTAAATTCTCAAGGTATTTTTTCAATAAAAATCTAATTGGCGGTAATTGGCGGAGAAAGTCTATTGAATGGCGGAGAAAAACCATTTATAATGGTATTATAAGATTTTAGGTAAGATGATACTGATGATAATTTTCTTCCTTTTAATTTGAAACTATTTTTTGTGTACGTAAGATGTTTTATGCTGCCTTACCTAAAATCACTTACCCTATATAATTCCGAGACAGTTTAACGACTGTCTTTTTTTATTTGTCAAGAAAGGATGTGAACAAAGATTGAACAAAGATGAAATTAAAATATCAGAACTAACTGAGTATAAGAACAACGCTAAAATTCATACTAAAAAACAGATTAGACAGATTGCTAATTCAATCGAGGAGTTTGGCTTTAATGATCCGATTGAAATTGATGAAAATAATATGATTTTATCTGGCCATGGGCGTTATGAAGCAGCTAAACTGTTAGGGGTTGATGAAGTGCCTTTTGTTCGATTGTCACACCTTACAGACGAAGAGAAAAAAGGATATATTTTGGCGACTAACTCAACTAATCTTGCAACAGGTTTTGACAATGAGATTTTAAACCTTGAAATGCAAGATATTAATTTAGATATGAGTGATTTCGGTTTAGAGTTTGAACCTATTGAGTTAAATGTTGATAATACTGATAATGAAATCATAGAGGAAGAAGAAAAAGAACATCATAGAGATACGACAATTGAACAGTATAATTTATTTGATTATGATGAAAGCCGTGTGAGTGGCTTCTATCAAATGCCAACGTTAACTAGAGTGGATCACAAGGTGGACGATTTACAAGGTTTTAATTATGTGTTAAATAAGCCAGATTATAACAAGGGTGTACATTTTTATTTAGATGATTATCAATTTGAAAGAATATGGCAACGCCCAGAATATTATATTGATAAGCTAAAACAATTTGATTGTGTACTTACACCTGACTTTAGCTTGTATTTAGATATGCCAGTTGCTATGATGGTGTGGAATGTATATAGAAGCCGTTTAGTTGGTCAAATAATGCAAGATAAAGGACTTACAGTAATTCCAACAGTTACATGGGCTGATGAAAATAGTTTTAACTTCTGTTTTGATGGTTTACCTAAATTTGCAACATTGTCTATCTCAACTATTGGAGTTAAAAGAGATAGTAATGCTATGAGGATATGGGAAGTAGGAGTTAAGGAAATGTTAAAAAGACTTCAACCTATGAGATTAATTGTGTATGGTGGCAAGATAGAATTTGATTATGGTGATACCGAAGTAATTTATATAGAAAATGCAGTTACTGAAAGAATGAAAGAAGGTGAAAATAATGGGAAGTAGAGGAGCAAGTTCGGGAAGAACTAAGAATAATAGAGTTAAAAGAGTAATCTCTATAAATAAAAAAGATGCAGTAAAAAAAGAAGCTATTAGAGCTGTAAGAAAACCAACTAAAAAAATAAAAGAAAATGGGTTTGACAAGAAAAAAGAATTAGCTAATTTTCAAAAGGCTGATTATAGAAAAACAAATACACCACGTGGGGCTAAAAGCTTTCTAACAATGTTTCAAAGGCAAAATTTAAATGGAGTATTAGCTCATAATGAAGAATATGTGATTGCAAAATGGGCGCATTCAAAAGGACACAAGAATCTAGATAAAAAATCTAGAAAAGAAATTCATAAAATATTAAGTGAATATAGCAATTTTAACAATGTAAGATTAGGTCAAGCTATTAATTCTTCTAGGTTCAGATGGTACAAATACGAAAAATAAAAGGGGTGATTGATTTTGGGACGTAAAAAAAGTTTAGAGAATTTAAAACCTATTAATACTCGTACTCCTGCTGAACGTTCTGAAATCGCATCTCAAGGTGGTAAAGCAAGTGGCAAGGCAAGAAAAAAGAAAGCTGATTTAAAGAAAGCTATGGAAATAATACTTGCTGCTGATGTATCTAGCGACAAAGCAAAAGATACGCTTGAAAGTTTAGGGCTTGATCCAACAAATGAAATGCTATTAGCTTTTCAAATGTTCCAACAAGCAGCTAATGGGAATGTAAGAGCCTTTGAAGCAATAACAAAGGTAACAAATGTTAAAGATAAGTATGATATCGCTGAACAAAAAGCAAGGACTAAACTTATTACTCAACAAGCTAAGGCAGCTGAAGCTGAATTAAAAACAAGTACTAGTCAGGAAGACAAGATAGCTGAATTATTTGATATTGTGGATGGTGAAATTAATGAATCTAAATAAATTATACACACCAAAACAAATTGAGATCTTAAAACGAACTAATACAAGTGATTTTTTTATATTAGGACTTCATGGAGCTAAAAGGACTGGTAAGACAGTAATTAATAACGATATATTTTTACGTGAGTTAAGACGTGTCAGAAAAATAGCTGATAAGTTAAAAATTAAAGAACCTATGTATATTTTAGCTGGGGTATCAAGTAAGACAATTCAAAATAATATTTTACAAGAAATATACAATAGATATCAACTTGATATTAAGTTTGATAAGCACAATTCATTTACTTTGTTTGGTGTAAAGGTCGTTCAGGCTTTTACAGGGACAATAGCTGGGCTTGGGGGTATTCGTGGTATGACAGCCTTTGGGGCTTATATTAATGAAGCTTCATTAGCTAATGAAACAGTATTTAAAGAGATTATCTCCCGTTGTTCAGGAGATGGAGCAAGGATAGTATTTGACACCAACCCAGACAACCCCGAACATTGGTTAAAGAAAGAGTATATTGACAATAAAAGTGAAAATATTATTTCATATCATTTTGAATTAGATGACAATACTTTTTTATCGGAAAGATATATAAAAAATATTAAAGAATCAACCCCTTCTGGTATGTTTTATGATAGAGATATAAAAGGATTATGGGTAACTGGTGAAGGTGTCGTATATAGTGATTTTGATGGGAATAAACATTTTATAAGTGATATATCTGAAATTGAATTTGAAACTTACATAGCTGGAGTTGACTGGGGTTATAGTCACTATGGATCAATAGTAGTTTTTGGTATTGATAAAGATAATAAATGGTATTTGATTGAAGAACATGCAACGCAGTTTAAAGAGATTGATTATTGGGTTACAGTTGCATTAGGAATAAAAGAACGTTATGGTAATATAAATTTTTATTGTGATAGCGCGAGGCCGGAACACGTAGAACGTTTTAGGCGTGAAAAAATAAGAGCAATAAATGCTGATAAGAGTGTATTAAGTGGAATTGAAGAAGTGGCGAGACTGATTAAGTTAAACCGCTTTTTTGTTTTATCTCCAAAAGTTAAGCAATTCAAAAAAGAAATATACAATTACATTTGGGATGAAAGAACAGGAAATCCAGTAAAAGAAAATGATGATGTTATGGACTCCATGAGATACGCCGTTTATTCACACATGAGATTAAAAGGAAGAAGAAAGGGGGCTGAAAGATAGTGAATACTGAATTCATAGATAAAATAAAAATTAATGGAATTACAACCGATATTATCAATAAGGTAATTGAACGTAACTTGACTAGAATAAAAGATAGCAAAACTAAATATAATCGCTATAAAGGTGTTGATGTACCTATATTCAATCAAAAAGCAGTAAAACTGGGTGATTTTGAAACTGGCGGCGGTGTATATCGTATAGATGATAAAATTCATAATTCAATAGCTAATAGTTATGACAGTGATATTGTTGATACTAAAGTAGGTTATATGTATGGTGTCCCTATTGTGTATGATTATGATCAAAAGGATGAAAAGCTAATTGAACATATAAAGAATTTTAACTTAAGAAATATGAGTGAAGATTTAGATTCAGAATTAGGTAAATTAACTACTATTTGTGGATATGCAGCTAGATTGTGTTATATAGATTTAGAGGGTAATGAAAGAATAAAAAACATAAAACCTTGGGAAGTGATATTCTTTGGAGATAATATTTCAGAACCTGTTTACGCTATGCGCTATGTTACCGATAAAGACAATAATGTAAAGTGTGAATTTTATGATAATCAAAATATATATTACTTTGAAGGTCAAAATAATAGCGTTAAATTTATTGAACAACAACCGCATATGTTTACATATGTGCCATTGTTTGGAGTTAAGAATAACGATGAATTAATGGGTGATAGTGAGAAAGTTTACACTCTAATTGACGCTTATGACAAAATAGTATCAGGTGCGGTAAGTGAAATCGAGGCTGGTCGATTAGCTTATCTAGTGCTAAAAGGTATGGGAGCTGACCCAGAAACTTTAGAACAATTAAATAAAACAGGGGTATTTGAATTAATTGACGAAAGAATGGATATTAAATACCTTACAAAAGATGTAAACGATAGTATTATCATGAATGTATTAGCTATTTTAGATGCTAATATAGCTAAGTTTGCTAAAACAGTAAACTTTAATGATGAAGCCTTTGGGGGTAACTCTTCTGGGGTTGCTATTAGATATAAATTAATGGCGTTAGAAAATAAATCTATTGTAGCCGAACGAAAATTCAAAACAGCTTTGATGTATCAATTTAAAGTACTATTTTCAGCATGGCAATTTAGAGGATTTAATCTAAATGATGAATCTTATCTGGATATGTATTTTACATTTACTAGAAATATTCCAGTTAACAGACTAGAAGAAGCTCAAATACTTACAACTCTTCAAGGTGTTGTGTCAGAAGATACAAGATTAAGTCAATCAGCTTTAATAGATGATGTTGATTTTGAAAAAGAAAAACTAGCTGAAGAAACTTTACAATATTCAAATACACCTCTGGAGGTAGAAGAACATGATAACAGAACTGGAAGAAAAGATAGCGACTTACAGTAAAAATGCAACTGAAACTATTGATCAAGTATTTTTAAATTTAACTCAAGAGTATTTAGGTTTATTAGGTCAGATGTATGGAACATTAAGCAACGGTGAACAATTAACATGGGCGCAATTATCAAAATATGGACGACTTAAAAAGTTTATGAAGTTATTTGAAAATAAAACAACAACAGCATATAAGGCAATTTTAAAAGAAATTAGAAAATCTAATAGAAATGTTTTTTTAGAACAAAGAATATACGACGTTTACGACAATAAAATACAAAGTGCGATTGAGATGGGGTTTACAATTCCATCTCATTCTACTTTAAATAAGCTTTTAGAAAATCCTATAGATAAAATGAAATTACCTAAAGTATTGGGTCAACATAGAAGTGAGATAGTAAGAGAAATACAAAAGACTATTACTCAAGGAGCTGTTAAAGGTGAACCTTATGAGAAAACAGCGCAAGAAATAAGCAAAAAAGTTGGAATCAGTGCTAATAAAGCTAGAAAGGTTGTTCGAACAGAAAATGGACGTTCACGAAGTTTAGCAAGTTTAGAAACTGACAAACAACTGAAGAAAATGGGTGTGAAATTCGATAAATATTGGTTAGCAACTCTTGATACAAGAACAAGGGTATCTCATGCAACACTTGATGGACGTAAAGCTGATGAACATGGATATTTCCATTCTAGAGGACATAAAGCTAAAGGACCACGGTTATTTGGAGTTGCTAGCGAAGATATAAATTGTCGTTGCACTGTTATTAGATCATTACCAAAATTTAGAACAGCTAGAAATTATGAAGATAAGAATTATCAAAAAAAATTGAGAACAAGAATCGATGAATTAAAGAAAAAAGAAAATCTAACTAATAGTGAAGCTGAAAAAAGAGCAAAAAAAGAAGTGGTAGCACCTAATAAAAAGGTTGATTTTGTACCTTACAACGAGTGGCGCATAACTTTTTTAAAAGATAATAAAGAGTTGTATAACGAAAATATAGAAAAATAAATAAAAAACGTCCTGGACATGACGCTAAACTGTCTAATTTTTATTGGAACATTAAGGCGCGAACTTAATGGGCAGGAGGTAATCAATGGACTTACAAGAAGTCAAAACTTATTTAGAAACTAATTCACAAGATGAAGCTGTAATTGAGTATATGAATGAACTGAAAAAGCCAACGGCCGAAGCTATTAACAGTTATTTAGATACTCAAGAAGGAGCTAAATTATTACAACCGCGTTTAGATAGTCACTTTTCAAAAGGTTTACAAACATGGAAAGATAATAATTTAAATAAACTTATTGATGAAGAAGTTGCTAAAAGAAATCCTGGAGAAACTCCAGAACAAAAAGAAATAAGAGAACTTAAAGCTCAAATTGAAAAAGATAGAAATGAAAGGGAAAAAGAAAAACTAACTAATATAGCTATGAAAAAAGCTAATGAGTTAGGTTTACCTTTAGATCTTGTAAATCATTTTATCGGAATTGATGAAAATACAACAATTTCTAATTTAGAAGATTTTAACAAGTTGTATCAAGAATCAATTCAAACTCAAGTAGATGCTAAGTTCAAACAAAATGGCCGTGATGTTAACACTTACGGTGATGATACAAAACAAACAATAACTAGTAGTATAGCTGATATAGCTAAAGAATTTAATATAAGAAAATAGGAGGACTAGACTATGACTACAACAAAACCACACAATCCAGCGAACGTTTTATTACAAGACGCTAAAACAGGTAAACTTCCAGAATCAGAAGGGACTTTAGTTTTAAAAGAAGTAATTAAAAACTCAGCTGTAATGCAATTAGCAAAATTTGAAGATATGGGAGGAAAACCCGTTAAAAAATTCACATTCTTAGCAAAAGGACCTGGGGCTTACTGGGTGTCAGAAGCTGAACGTATTCAAACTTCTAAAATGGAATGGAAACAAGCAACAATGGAAACTAAAAAACTTGGTGTTATTATTCCATTCTCTAAAGAGTTCTTAAGATATTCTGTTCAAGACTTTATGCAAATGGCAGCGCCATTAATTGCTGAAGCTTTCTATAGAGCATTTGACCAGGCTGTTTTATTCGGTACTGAGTCACCTTGGGGTGAAGACAAATCAATCTTTAAAATTGCTGAAGCTAAACAAAAAGTTATCACTGAAGGAACAGGAAAAAATCTTTACCATGATATGGTTAGCTTATTAGCGTTAGTAGAAGCTGATGAACATGACCCTAATGGTCTTTTAACTTCAAGAGCATTTAAATCTAAAATGAGAAATGTTGTTGATAATAATGGATATCCTATGTTTGATACTAACTCTAATCAAATTTTAAGTTTACCTATTTCATATGCTTCTAAACAAATTATTGATAAAGAAAAAGCATTAGCATTAATTGGGGACTGGGACTATGCACGATATGGAGTTTTACAAGATATCGAGTATGCAGTATCAACAGATGCACAATTATCAACAATCGTTGGTGCTGATAATAAACCTGTGAACCTATTCGAACAAGATATGTTCGCATTAAGAGCTACAATGCATTTGGCTTACATGAACGTTAAAGATGATGCATTCGCGGTACTTAAACCAAAACAATTATAATAATTGAGGTGATAATATATGTTGATTGACGTTTTAACGCCAAAAACAGATGAAAATGGAGAAACTTTAGAACAAAAAACAGTTCAAGTAACTCAATTTGCATTTGATACAATTTATTCTTCACAGGGTTTTGAGTTGGTTAAACCAGCTAAAAAGACTAAAAAAACAAAAGAAGAAGTTGATGTAAATGACTAATCTAAAAAAAATTAAATTACTTGCTAACATTACAACTAATGAACATGATGAGTTTATTGAGTTGTATTTTTCTTTATGCTTAGACTGGATACAGGCTTATTGTAATAATTCATTTGGTGATGAAATACCACAAGCGGTATATTTATTCATAGCGAAAGCTGTCAGAATGAATATGAAACCTATTGAATTAAAAGCTAGAACAATGGGAACAGTATCTTATACATATATTACTGAATATCCAGAAAGCATGTTATCACTTCTAACGCCGTATAGAAAGTTAAAATTCCATGTTTTTAAGTGAATTCCCACACACTGCCACTGTATTTACTAAAACTTTATTAAATGATGAAGGTGGAGGTTATACAGAAGAAAAAAACGTTCTAAAAACTTTAAAATGTGTTGTTGATACCCCTTCTTCTAATGAACGCTTTCAAGCTGCTAAATTAGAATATAATTTTGACAGGTATTTATATTTTAGATACAACGATTTAAAAGAGCTTGCTAAAGATATGAAATTAGAGTATCTGGGAGTTGAATATGATTTTGTAAGTGATTTTGAAGATCAAGGGGGACAACAAGAAATTATTAGGGTTGCAATTAGAAGATGTCGATAGTATATGGAAATAAGGCGTTAGAAAAATATGTTAGAGAATATAGAAAAAAAATAGTAAGTAAAGTAAGAAGAATTGTTTTAAATACAGCAAGACTGATTGAAGATACAGCGAAGTCTTTAGCGCCAGTTGATGAAGGACAATTAAGACAATCTATTGAGACAACTATTCTTTCAAGTGACGGATTAAGCGCTCAAGTATTAGTATCAGCGGAACATGGAATATGGGTAGAATTTGGTACTGGTATTTATGCTGCTGGACCAGGAGGTAGTAGAGCGAAAAATATTCCTTGGCGTTTTTATTCAACTAAATTAAACAGGTGGGTAACAATGTCAGGAATTAAACCTCAACCCTTCTGGTTCCCAGCTATTGAAGAGGGTAGACGGTATTTTGAATCAGAATTAAGCAAATTATAAAGGAGGAAATATAATGATAAAAACATCAGTTTGGGAAGTGCAAAAAGCATTATTTACAAGATTAAAAGAAACTGAATATAAAATCTTTGATTATGTTGAACACAGTACTGAATATCCTTATATTATTATAGGAACTCCAGATACTAAACCTTTTATAACAAAAACAAGTTTTAATGAGGAGTTGATTTTTACAATTCATGCTTGGTCAAATTATAAAGGTAAAAAAGAATGTTATGAAATGTTGAATAATGTTCTGATCGTTTTATCAAAAAAATTTTTAAAACTAGATGGAGGGTTTGAAATTTTCAAAACAGAAATTCTAAATTTAAACGTTATTGATGATATAGACGGAAGAACTCAACATGGTATTTTAAGATTAAAATTTTATATTAAGGAGGGCTAGAAAATGCCAAAAAGTGGAAAAGATACCCTACTGATTTTACAAGTAGAGGATAAAGCAAAAGGTGATACAGGTTGTGTAATTGGGAGTTTAACAGAAACTAAACACTCAATTGAAAATGACCTTGCTGACGAACAAACAAAATTTGGACGTGTGTTAGCATATGGACCAACTTCTGAATCATTAGAATTCACTTGTTATGGTGAATCAGATGACGAAGGACAAAAAGAAATTATGCGCGCCATTAAAGATAAAAAAGAAGTAAAAGCTTGGTTGGTTGATAAAAACCTAAAAGATAACCAAAAACATGATGCAGTATTTGCTAGATGTTTAGTTGAATCTGTTGAGAAAGAAGAACCTGCTGATGGATTCGTTGAACTTAACGGAACACTTCAAGTAATTGGTGAATCAAAATTAGGTGAAGTTGAGAAACTACCAGATAACTTCTTAAATGCAGGAAGTTATGATTTTGAAAAGCCTGGCGATACTACAGGTAATGTTAGAACAAAAAAAGTAACAACTCCATCAGTTGGAGAATCTAGTGTTGAAACACATAGAGAATAATAATTAGAGGCGGTGTGATAACCGCCTTTTTTAATTGATTAAAAGGAGATAATAAACATGACAGCATTTTTAACTATTAAAGAACAAGAAGTAGAAGCGAAAGGAACGTTTGCATTCGCACGACGTGCTAAACAAGAATACAAAACTGGTGATACAGACGCTTTCGCTGATATATTTATGGGACTTATTCAAAATGATGAAGAAGCTTTAGTAAAATTTTGGGATTGTGGAACTGCTTATATTCCTAATCGTAAATTTAAACGCGAAGATATAGAAGCGGCTATTATGGAAAGAATTGAAGAAGAAGGAGACACTTTAAACTTATTCAAAGAAGCTATGAGTGTGTTAGACGCAAGTGCTTTTTTCAAGAGAAAAGCAGCGAAGTTGAAAGACGGATTAACAATCTTAAATTCGAAAGGGACGACGAAAGAAGAGAAGGAAGAGAACAAACAGTCGTACGAGATAATCAAGAACTCAATGGTAGAGCTAGGAGTAACGGTATAGATTTTGATGAGTTTGAACAAACAGTATCAAGATATTTAAAAGTTTATGATGTTCAGTTGATGTATTCCTGGACTAATAGAGAATATCAAAATTTTTTAAAAGGTGCGCATTTAAATGAAATAGATGAACTTGAAAAATTCTCAATAAGTGCGATGTTTAATGCACGAGCAAACAACGAGAAACGAGTTAATACTAAAAAATTATTTAACGCTGAAAAATTACGTAAAAAAATAGTATCTAAAAAAGACGAGAAAAAACAAGTTTATACAAAAGAACAAACTGCTGCTTTAAGGCAGTGGTTTAACAACTACAGTAAGTAAAAAGGAGGTGCGAGAATGAAAGAACGCTTTAACGCCAAAATTAGCGCTAATATTAATGATTTTTTACGAAAGATGTCACAAGTTGATAAAAAAGTAAAAGAAACAGCATTTGAAGCTATAAAACCGATTGACGCTGATGTTAAAAAGGCCGTTGCAAAAATGGATAGAGTCAACGAGAAAGCAAAAGAAGTGACTAAAGAAGTTACAAAAGAAGTTGATGCCAATATAGGTAAAGCTGTAACTAAATTAAAAGAAGTTAACGAGAAAGCAAAAGAAGTGACTAAAAAAGAAACTAAACCAATTGACGCTGATATTCAAAAAGCAAAAAGAAAACTAGATAAAATTAAAATATTAGCAACTCAATGGAGTAAAGATCATATTAAAAAGCCTGTAACGTTAGATATTAGTGATTATCGAAAGAAAATGGCGGAAATGAAAGCAGCTGAAACGGCTTTAAGAAAAAAAGTTGAAGTATCAGTAAACGCTGACACAAAAGGGTTTAATGCTAAGTTAAAAGCATTATTAGCAAAACCACGAGATTATCACGTTAATGTGAAAGCTAGGACAGCAACATTTAAAGCTGAATTAGCAAAATTAAAAGCACGAGAAATAGGTAAAGAGATATTCTTACAAATTCGTGCTAGAAATGAACGTTTTTATAGAGATTTAGATAATATCGCTGAATCAATCAGATCATGGGGTGTTGTGTTAGGTAATATCTTAAAAGGTATGTTTATTGCTGTAATTCCATCAATTGTGGCTTTTGGAGCGGCGGCAGTTGGCGCACTTAACACTATTATTGCTATGGCTGGAGTTGCTTCTGGTGGACTGTTAGGACTTGGTGCAGCGTTTGCTGTTGCAGGTGTTGCAGTCGGTGCTTTTGCAGTAACCGCTATAGGTCACTTGAAAGACTTCAAAAAGTTCATGGAAGGTAAAGGACCAGGAACTAAAGAAATGGAAGCCTTAAGAGATGAAGTTAACGGGTTAAAAGAAGATCATAAGAAATTATCTGATGAACTGGCAAGTAACAACTTTGAAACATTTACTAATGGTGTACAAATAGCAAGAAAAGCTTTAAATAAATTAAATACACTAATTGTTGAATCTTCTTCTGTTATGAAGGGGCTATCTCAATCGTTAAACGCTTCAATGGATAGTGCACCAATGGAACGCTTCTTTAATTATTTAAACCAAAATGGAGCTAGTACACTTGAGAAGGTAAGTAAAGGTGTAGGTTTCTTTGGTCGTTCGCTAGCAAGTTTAATAGTTGCTTTTGGGCCACTTACTGACAGTATGGCTCAAGGATTCCTTGAAATGAGTAAGCGTGTTGATGAATGGAGTTATAAGCTTGCAAATAGCAAAGGTATGCAACAATTTACTGATTATGTAAATTCTAATATGCCAAAATTAAGAGCCGCCTTTAGAGATCTAGTAGTAGGAACTGTAAATACATTCGCAGCATTCGGACCAATGGCAGCTAATGCAATTAGTTGGTTTGAAAAAATGATGGCAAAATTTAGAGAATGGTCAAGTAATTTAAGCCAGAATCAAGCATTTCAAAGCTTTGTAAGATACATAGAAGAAGCGGCACCAAAAGTAGGTCAGCTAATAGGAAATATTGCTCAAACTATAGGTTTATTAGCTAAAGGAATGGCACCACTAGCATTAAGTATTGTTAGTGTCGCTAACTCATTTTTACAATGGTTTAATTCAATAATGCAAGTACACCCAGGAGTTGCTCAACTTATAGCTAAAGTAATAACTTTCTCTGGGGTGGCGTTAGCTTTAGTGCCTGCTTTAACATTAATATTCAGTTGGTTTACTAAAGTGCAAGCTGGAGTAACAGCAGTCTCAGCTGTATTTAGTGGAGTTGGCTTATCAATGATGGGAGTTGTAACAACAATAGCAGTCGTTGTAGGTGCATTAGTTCATTTATATAATACAAATGAAACAACAAGATCTTTATTGACTTCTATTTGGGAAAGTATCAAACAATTATTCACTACTTTTGGACAGATAGCAAGTCAAACAATAGTTAGTGTGATTACGATTTTAAGTAGACTAGTAGATGCAGTTGCGCCAGTTGTTAACGCGATACTATTTGTTGTAAATGCTTTTGTTCAATGGTTAAGTCAAACACTTCAAAATAACCAATGGTTACAAACTTTAATTACAACAATATTAGCAGGGATAGCAACTTGGAAAGTATTAAGTACTGTTATTGGAACTGTAAGGGTAGCACTAACATTATTAAATAGTGGATTCGCTTTAGTTCGAGGTGCAATGGTTGCTTTCGCTTCTACCAGTACAATAGTAAGTACAGCGGGAACAGTGATAACAGGAGTATTCACTGCGATTAGGGTAGGGATCACTGCTTTATTAGGACCATGGGGTATAGTTGCAGCTGCTATTATCGGAGGTTTAACTCTTCTTTATAACAAATGTGAATGGTTTAGAAATTTAGTTGATAAAGTATTTAATGCAGTAGGTGACGCGTTTAAATGGGTTGCTGATAAAGTAGGTAAAGCTTTAGAATGGTTAGGTTTAAAATCAGAAGAATCTAGCAATAAAGTAAGTGCTTCTATGGATACTATGAATCAAAAAGCACAAACAGCTTCTAACAGCGCAGCAACAGCTATGGAACAAAACGGCCAACGTATCAGCACCGCTGGAGCAAATGCAGGAGTAGGGCTTGATAATTTGGGACTTTCATTATCTAATTTAGATATGAATGCTCAATTACATTCAACAAGCGCAGCTAATTCTATAATGACTAACACAAGTTTAGCTTCACAAAACGCTATTACCAATATGACTAATATGAATACTTTATCAAGTCAACAATTAGCTCAATTATCTGGTAACGCTGAATTGAATATGGCGGCGTTGAATACTTCAGCTACAACTAATACGAGTATGGCTTCACAAAACGCGTTTACTAATTTAAGTAATATGAATACTTTGGCTAGTCAACAGTTAACACAATTAGCTAGCACAGCTAATACACAATTTGGAGCGGTTAACAGTGCAGCAAGTACTCAAACAGGTATAATGCCTGGGGTAGTTGGAGGTAACTTATCTCAAGTTAATGCTCAAGCTCAAACTAGCTTAAATAACATTAATACTTTAAACTCTCAAACATGGCAAAATGTTACACAAACAGCTAATACACAGACTAGTAATTTAGTTCAAGGAGTTTTACAAAACTTCAAGAACATGGAAAATCAAATTCAAAGCGCTATGCAAAGTGTTGTACAAACAGTAAATCAAGGTTGTGAAAATATTAAATCAGCAACTAGTCAAAGTTTTAGTGCAGTTGCTAGTAATATTCAACAAGCTATGTCAAATGTGCAACAAAGCATCAATTCAAGTTTTAGTAGTATTACAAGCAATATTCAAAGTGCAACACAGCAAATTGAAAATACCTTTAAAAATGCAATGAATAGCGTGAATAATACCGCTTCAGAAGGGTTACAACAATTAGAAAATAAAACAAAACAAAGTGGTGAAAATATTGTAAACACTGTAAGAAATATAGGTGAACAATCTTTAAACACTTTAAAATCGTTTTATGGTGAATTCTCTGGAGCAGGTGGCTATTTAATGGATGGATTTATCTCTGGAATGGAAAGTCGAAGGGGATCAGTAATGGCAACCGCTCAATCGATAGCTAATTCAGCAGCAAGCGCAATAAGAAGTGCTTTACAAATTCATTCACCATCAAGGGTGGTCGCAAAAATTACACGTTGGGTGCCAATGGGTATGGTTGAAGGTATGAAAGATACAGCAAGCAAAGCGATTAATTATGCTGGCAACATGGCAAATAAGGTTGCTGATTCAATTAATTATGCAATTACACCTGTAAGCTTGAAGAGTGATATTAATAGCATAGGAATTAATAGACACGATATTATCTCTGGTGAAGTTAAACAAGAATACGACTTCTCAAAACGTCCAATGTACCTAAGTTTACAATTAGGGAATAATACATTTAGACAATTTGTTGAAGATGTTAATAATCTAAATTCTCAAATTATTCAATTAGATGAAACATATGGAATGTAAGGAGTTAATATATGTATGATTTTATAAAACCAGGAGAGGTGGGGGTTGTTCCTACCTCTCTTAAAACAATATTCAATGGAGTTGTATTAGACGATACTATTCCAGGCTTTAAAACGATTAATGTTGAAGGAAGAACGTTAATAGGTCGTAAGAATGAAAAACGTAAAATACCTGGCACTGATGGTGAATTTTTAACATCGAGTACTTTAGATTCTAGACCTATTGTTGTTAAATATCTGCTTGAAAATACTAATAGTAATTACAGAAATAATTTTAATAAATTAAATATGTTGTTACATTCAGATGAATCTAAAATATTAAAATTTACAGATGAACCAGATTATTATTTTAATGCTATTTTAGAAAGTGTAGATGATATAGAAGAAACATCAAACAGTGTGGTATCAACATTTACTTTTCTGTGTTTAGATCCGTACAAATACAAAGCGGTTGATAAAGATACAGGAGTAAACAATCTGACTATAACTAAACTACCTAACAACAAAAATGAATTCACACCAGAACTAATTAAGGTGATTGTAAATAGCGTCGGAGATAAAGTAATTATAAAAAATCAAACCACTACTAAAAAGATAATAATTAATCATACTTCATTTGCTGTTGGTGATGTGCTTGAGATTGATTTGAACAAAGATTATCCGTTAAAACTTAACAGCATAGTAAGAAGTGATTTAATTGATTTTGTGGAAAGTGATTTTGATTTTACAGTTAAACAAGGTGATACTATCACTTGCAGTAATAGTAGAGTGTTAGAAGTTTATACGAAAGAGAGGATGTATTAATGAAATTATTTCTGTTTAATAACGATGAAAAGCTAATAGGTACTGTAAGCCCGTTAGAAGGTATTCAGAACGAAGAAATAAATAAAATTCAAACTATAGAATGTACTGTGGTGTATTCTGAATTAATAGAGAAAGCCTCTTATATCGGACATAAAGATTATTCTGACAATAGAATATTTCATCTGTATAAAATAGATCATGTTACAAAAACTAGTACTACTGATGTGAAAATAGTTGGTGTACATACTTTCTTTGACGATATGGAAAGTGACGGATATGTAAAAGATTTTAGACCAACAAATAGAGAATTAGTAGGAGTACTGACAACTATTTTAGATGGTTCACGTTGGCAACTAGGAACTGTTAACATACAACGAAGATATACAGGGAATTTCTACTATGTGACACGTAAGGAAGCTATAAGCAAGCTAATTGAAGCAACACAGATTGAGATTAAGCCCCGTTTAGAATTTAGTCGAGGTAAAATCACAGGTAGATATTTAGATGTGTTTACTAGACTAGGTGGAAGGAACGGAAAAGTATTCGTTCACGGTAGAGACTTGCTAACAGTTAGTGAGAAGAAGTCACAAGGAGCGATTTATACAGCCGTTGTTGGTCGTGGTAAAGGTGAAGAAACTGATACAGGTGGTTATGGTCGTAGAATATCATTTAAAGACGTTGAATGGAGAAGAACAAGCGGTCAACCAGTTGATAAACCAGTAGGTCAAGAGTACGTAGAAATACCTGCTATGACTAAACTATACGGTTTTGAAAAAGGTACTAAACCACGTATTAAAATTGTTGAATTTCAAGACGAGACAGACAAAGAAAAACTATTAAGGCTTTCTTATGAGTGGCTTAAAAAAAATAGTAGAATGCAAGTAGAGTATAGTGCAAAAGTTTTAAACGTTGGTAATCTTGAATTAGGAGATACTGTTGGGATATTTAATCCCAAACTAGGAATTAAGTATGAAACAAGAGTATTCAAGGTTAAACGTAATTTAGTTGACAATAAACTAACTGAATTCGGTATAGGTGATAAGGTGACTACATCTCCGTTCAGTAGAACTATTGAATTAGCTAAAGAGATGAAAAACTTTCAAGACGACACAGTTTATTGGCTTGATAAGATACGTGAAAGACTATCTGATAAGTTAATTAATGAAGATGGTTATAATTATGACTTAAAAGCCGATAATGAATATAAAGTGCCTGCTGGATACTATTCATTCGATAAACCTATCGATCAAAATCCTACTAAAGTAGTATATATGGGAGCTGGGAAAATTGCTATAGCTAATAGTAAGAAACCTACAGGAGAGTGGAACTGGAAAACATTCCTTGATGGAAGAGGAGCAACACTAGATTTAATCAATACTGGTGTGTTAAGAGCAGGTCGTATTCAATCTGCTGACGGTCGCAGTTACTGGGATTTAGATACAGGTGAATTCCATATGGAACAAAGTGCCATTAATGAAGCGGTAAAAACAGCAGTAAGTGGCAAAGTTCAAGAAATAGTAGGAGAAGTTAAGAAAAACTTACCGACTAAAGAAGAGCTTAAAGGTAAGAGTTCTTACATCCATAAAAAATACAGTGATTATGCTGACGGTAGAAACATGAGTGATAACTCAACGCTTAAGTATATAGGGATATATACAGGAGACAAACAACAAGCACCTACTAACGCTAGTGAGTATTCGTGGACTAAGATTAAATCAGACGGTAAGCTATACAAAGCTTATTCAAATAGCTTAAACGGTATTGATTTTACGCTAGTTGAACCAGATGAAAATGCTAAGTTATTCGCTAAAAATAGACCACGTGTGAATATTGTTAACAACAATGATATTAGTGATATTTGGCAGGCGAATATGTTTTTAAGTTTTAAGCCTAACACAAAATATACTCTGACAGCTAGAGCTAAGGGAAACAGTAATAAGTTGTGGGCGTATTTTAGAAACAACAGAACTAGTGAGGAGTACAGCTGGGGTCAGTTAGAATTCAGAGGGTTAGAAACTAAGTCAATCACATTCACAACTACTAATGATGTTGAAGATGTGTTATTTAAGTTTGTGTTAGTTCCAGAAGATGAAGACTGGACAGGAATTCAGATAGACTGGTTTACGATATATGAAGGCGATAAGAGATATACTGACTATCCTGTTAACGAACCAGCACAATATCATAAATATAGATATTTTGGATATGTATTTAAAGAAGGTACACCAGTAGCAAGTGATTTTGAATGGTTTGACCTACAACAAACGTCGATTACTAACGATAAATACACTCATATAGTATATTCAGATAATGCTGATGGTAGTAATTTTGGTCGTGAACCTAAGAAGTACATGGGAGTTGCAAGGACTACATCTCCAACACAACCAACAGATAAGACTGCTTATAAGTGGTTTAAAATGAAGGGTGAGGACGGAGAGAGAGGTCGTGATGGTGTAAGTAATTACATTCATAGGAAGTATAGTGATTACTCAAACGGTGCTAACATGAGTGATAATTCTAACTTGAAATATATTGGTATATATACAGGAACAAGCCCGACACCACCAACAACTGCGAGTTCTTATTTATGGTCGAAAATTAAAGGAGAAGACGGAGCAAACGGTGTACCTGGTGCTAAAGGTGCTGACGGTCGTACACCTTATTTCCATACAGCTTATGCTAACAGCCCTACTGGTGATAGAGATTTTAGCACGACAAACAGTACTGGTAAAGAGTACATCGGGACTTACAGCGATTTTGAAGTTGCTGATAGTACTGATTTTAGGAAATATAAATGGGTTAAAATCAAAGGTGAAAATGGAGCTAATGGTCGCAATGGAACGGACGGACACAGTTTGACAGCTAACCTACGTTTTGAGGGTAAATATATAAACTCAGTAACAACTGATGTTAAGGTGTATTTAGATGTATACTACGACGGACAAAAAGTCGATAGTGGATTTAATGCACAAGTTAAATTTAAGGGGGGACTTACTACTGGATGGAGCAATTTTTGGAACGCTAAGGTTGATAGTGTCGGAAGAATAACTAATATAGACTGGGGGAATCGTGAGCAAAATGGAACAGCACTAGAAGTTATTGTGTTAATTACTTACAAAGGCTTAAACAATATCGCTAACGCTAGAATGGAAAACGTTCCAGATATTGTCGAGATTAAAGAAATAACTAAAAAATATAAAACGTTTGACAGCACTATTAACCAGTTCAACTCAACGATAGGAGAAGTTAGATATCAGACTTTAGCTAACGAAGAAAACAGAAACTTAATAATTGGTAGTAGGTTGCTTTCAGACAGTGAGTATAATGTATTCGGTAGAAAATGGGACGGAACATCTCAAGTTGGTATATATACACAGATTAGACAGAATACTTCGAACGAGATACGCTTTTTATACGAAGGTAACACTTACTTATACGTTATATCAGAACATAACAATAATAGAGTATGGCAAGGTATAGGGTTTAATCTATCTGTTAACAAAATTCGTAAAGGTCAACAATTCACAATAAAAATACCGTTTTATTATTTAACAAACCACGAAAATAATGAAGGGATTTATGTTGAAATAAAAAATCACAAGACAGGTGTATCTTTATGGCGCGCTAGACTAGATGACATCGATATTCATGGTGATACTTGGGATGTGCGAGCATATCTATTTACTGCTGATAGAGATTTTGAAACTAGTGAGTATTCATTCTGGATATACGCCGTTAGAAATGGTGGTTTTTGTATTTCGACACCTTACATGTGTGAAGGTAACAAAATGTTTTCAAAATATTCTCCAGCACCAGAAGACGCACACTTACAGAATTCTAGGATTGAAAGTTCTATTAAACAAACTAAAGATGAAATAGATTTAAAAGTCAGTAAGGACAACGTAATAGCAGCTATCAATGCTAGTGTGGAGACTACAGGTGAAGGACCTGCTGAAGGTGTGGTTAAAATCAACGCTGATAAGGTTGATATAAGCGGAGTGTTAAGAGCTTATACTGGTGAGATAGGTGGATTTAGGATAGGTTATAACTACAACGACCGAAGTTTTTGGTTAACTGGGAAAGATAATTTTGAATGCGGTATAAATCCAGGATTAAACGCAGGAAGTCGAGGAGCTCAAGTTTGGGCAGCATGGGGTGATAATTGGACAAAAGCTGGACCTAATGCTTGGTGGGTGAATGCACAAGGCGTTATGACTTGCAAGAATACGCCAGTTTTTACCAAAGGATTGACTGTTCACGGTGGAGTAGTTCACTATTCCGCTGGAACCTATACTTATTCTCCTAATATTAAGAAAATATATATGGAAGAAGAAAACGGGAAAACTTGGATAAGATACTATGTAGGATCAGTTGGCCCGAAAGATGATGAACTAGCACAATATTGGAACTATGTGACAATGAGTGGTTCGGATAAACGTTACAAATCAAACATCAAAGCGACAGAAGTTAACGGATTAGAAATAATCAACAACCTTAAATGCTACGATTATGATATTAAATTGCCGACCGACAAGGAAAGTAAACATATCAAATGCGGGATAATGGCTCAAGATGTTGAAATTCACATGAATGAAGCACATTTAGTTTATCCAAACGGTATTCAATCTTACACACCTTTCGAGATGCAACCTTACTTAATTAAAGCAATTCAAGAACTATCTACCGAAAATCAACAACTTAAATCACAACTTAATGAAATGAATGAAAGACTAACTAAACTGGAGGAAAAAATCAATGGCAACTTATAAGAAAAACTATGCACGTGCCACTTATGACAGCAACGGAGCAGTATTGTCAACCGTTGTTAGTATATTTAATACTAGCGGTGGGACTGTGATTGAAACTACGCTTAAAGGAGACCATTTAAGCAAGTCAGAAGATGAAATAGTACAGCTGGCACTGGAGCAATTCTATGAAGACACCTACCCGAATAAAGCTGAGAATGAAAAAATCACGGCTATGAAAAAAGAGTTGAAGGAGTCAACAGCAACACTTGATACAACAAGAAAAATGTTAGCTCAAAGTGTTGTAAAAGAGTTTGAATGGGAAAGCAATTTTGAAGATATTGACAGTAAGCTACAATTTTTAGCAAAACACTTAAATATCACATATCCAGCTAAGGAGGATGATGAAGATGAAAAAGAAAGTAACAGCGGTTCTCGAGAAGCTGAGACTGTCTAGCCTTGTGTTTTTAGAAATGATGAAAGGAGGAAATAGCATGATGGTAAAATATTTAGCACTAACAATTCTTGATGGACTAATGACTTTAGATGAAATCAAGAACAAAAAACTTCGCAAACTAGTGAAAGCTGAACTTGACAAAATGGGATTAGCTGAAGTAGTTGCTGAAGACAAACAATAATTTTAAGGAGGGCTTAAAGCCCTCTTTTATTTTGCAAAGAAAGGAGTTTAATTAATGGAAATTACATTACCAGAGTTAGCCGAACGCTATTACCATTTAGCTAAGGACGTTTATATCCATGCATTTACATTAATAATTGTGCTTGATGTTTTAACTGGACTAGCAAAGGCTTTTGTTACAAAAAAACTAAATTCAACAGTAAACAGAAAGGGGTTAATTGAACATGGTATTGTTGCAATCATGTGCATTACTGTATATCCGTATATGTTGTATTTAGGATTTAATGAGTTTGCGACAGCTTTCTTGTTATTTTTCACAGTTGGTTACTGTTTATCATTAATTGAAAATTTGAGCGCTTTAGGAGTACCATTTCCGAATGGAATTAAAAAGCGATTAGAGAAACTACGAGATGAACTGGATGGAAAGGACTAGAAGATGAAAAAATTAATTAAATTAGATTTTGACAACACGACAAGAGAAAGAAAAACTGAAGATAGTTATTCGGAATTATACTCTTATGATAAAAATAACGGATCTTTTGAGTTTGAGATTTTAAATGATACATTGACAACTGAACAAGTAATAGCATTGTTTAAATTTACTGAAAGTAATAAAATTTGGAAGACTACAGGGACGGTAGAAGGTAATAAAGTAAAAGTAACGTTTGACACTACTTTAATCACTCAAAATGAAACTGTAATTTGTTACTTGTATTTTGACGAAGAACAAAGAACATCAGACACATTCAGATTTAAGTTTAAAGTTAAAGTATCTGAAATTGATAAGATGAATAGATACGAAGTCAAGGAAAGATTTATCAACAATACTGTTATTGTCGACAGATTAGACGTTGTGACAAAAACTGAGTTACAGGAAGCTTTAAAAAATGTTGGTGGAATAGCAACAGAAGGATTACTAACAGAAGTTAAGGCTGAAGAAACTTACGCTAAAAAATCAGAAGCAGTAGATAATACTAATTTTGAATTAGTAAAAAACAGAGTATTAGCATTAGAATTGAAGACCGACAAAGATACAGTATACGACGATAGCGAAGTTAAAGAAAGACTTACAACGCTTGAGAATAAAGCCCCTGTAGATTTATCAAACTATGCCACTAAAGAAGAGTTAAGAAATGTTAGTGGTAGTCAACCAACAGTTGACACTTCAAATTTAGTGACTAGGGATGAATTAGAGAGTAAAGGATATGTAACTGATTTATCTGAATACGCTAAGAAGTCAGAACTATACAACGATAGCGATTTAAAAGCACGTGTGGAGGTTTTAGAGCAAAAAACGGATAAAGACACCGTTTATGACGACACACCTCTAAAAGAACGTGTAACGGCTTTAGAAAGCAAAGCTATTGAAGGAGGAGCGTATGACGATAAACCTATTAGAGATAGATTAGATGTGTTAGAAGCTAAACATTATGTTACTGTAGAAGCATTAAATAATAAAGCTTATCTAACTTCACATCAAGACTTATCAAACTACGCTTTAAAATCTGAAATACCTACACCATATAACGACAGCCCACTTACAGAACGTGTTACAGCGTTGGAAAGCAAAGCTATTGAGGGCGGGGCTTATGATGACTCAGATTTAAGAAATAGAGTAGTAGCACTTGAGAGCAAGGAAGATAAGGACACTAAATATGATGATACAGATTTAAGAAATAGAGTAACTAATTTAGAAAACAAACCACCTCTCGATACTTCAGAATTTGTAACTAATCAATCGTTAGAGAGTAAGGGATATATTAAAGATGTTAGTAATCTAGTTACTAAAGATGAATTAGAGAATAAACATTATCTAACAACACATCAAAGTTTAGATCATGTGGTTACTAAGGATGAATTACAAGCTAAAAATTACATTTCAGATATTTCTAACCTTGTGACTAAAGATGAATTAGCTAGCAAAAACTACTTAACAGAACATCAACCACTAACAGAAGTTAACAACAGATTAGATGTGTTGGAAGCACGTCCTATTGTGACACCTTACAACGATACAGCTTTAAGCGATAGAGTAACAGCGTTAGAGACTAAACAGGACAAAGATACAGTCTACAATGATGAACCTATTAAGGAACGTTTAACAGCACTTGAAACTAAGGTTGACAAGGATACAGTCTATAATGATAGCGAACTAAGAGAACGTGTAACTAATCTTGAGAATAAACCTAACGTGGACTTAACAAACTATGTGACTAGTGAACAGTTAGAAAGTAAACATTACTTAACACAGCACCAACCACTTGACAATTTAGTTACGAAAGAAGAACTTAACAGTAAAGGTTATGTCACTGAAGAAACGCTTAATAGTAAGGGATACTTAACACAACATCAATCATTAGAAGAATATGCTAAAAAATCAGAATTATACAACGATACTGAAGTAAAACAAAGACTGGCAACTCTTGAAAGCAAACCTAACATTGATACTTCAAACTTTGTTACTAACGAGCAATTAGAGAGCAAGCACTATTTAACTCAACATCAAGAACTTACACACCTTGCTACTACTAGTGACTTAGAAGTATTAAGAAATATTAGTGTGAATAAGGCTGAATTAAGTACTAAAGTTAATACGACTGAATTTAACACTTTCAAAGAAAATGTGGTAACTAAAACTGAATTAGCTGAGAAAGGCTATATCTCAGACTTATCAAACTATGTAACTAAACAGGAACTACAGGAAGCAACGGAGATTGATTATTCAAATATCGTGACTACAGATGAATTAGAGCCTTACGCTAAAAAATCGGAGTTACCAACACCATATAATGATACAGCATTAGTAAGCCGTGTTAGTGCTTTAGAAAGCAAGCAAGATAAAGATACAGTTTACAACGATACTGAAGTTAAGCAACGTTTAACAGCATTAGAAAATCGTCCGAGTGTAAGCGGAGGGACGCAAACTCAAGATACAGGGTGGATAACGATAAGCGATAATGAGCCACTTAATGGAAATGTAGTTAAGATAAGACGTATCAACGATATGGTGCACGTATCGTTAAGTAACCAGGCACATGAGGATGGTTCTTTAGCGTTAGAACTTGACAGTAATGAATTTTGTGTAGTTTTAGCAAATAAAGAAATTTCTAAAGGTTTTACACCGTTAAAAAATATAACTCTTCAAATTACAAGACCTGAAAGCGATATGAAAACTTTAGAAAATGGAATTAATTTAATAGGTCAAGCTGTATACAAATTCGAAAACAATAAAGTTAGATTAAATGCGTATGGAAATGAGTTTGTTAGCGGTATGCCAATGCTGGCGCTTATTAACGATTTTTCATACTATACAGAAGACCCGTTCCCAACAAACTTAAATTAAGGAGGATAAAATTTATGGAACAATTAGAAGCTTTAAAACCAGCATTAGTATTTTTAATACTAACATTACTAGGGATGTTAGGTAAATTTTTAAAAGAGTCAAAATTTTTCCCTAATGAAATGATACCTAATTTTCTAGGGGTGTTAGGAGGTTTAATAGGAATTATCCTATTTAAAGACGCAACGGCAATAACACTTGGAGTTGGTACTGTTGGTTTACATCAAATTTACAGACAAACTGTAGGAAATAACTCTAAAATTGATAATTCAGATAAATAGTGATATAATTTAATATATCAATCCCCCTGTTCCTTTTAAGGCAGTTACGACTGACACAGGGGCTCTTTTTTTAGATATCAATAAAGAGTTGAGAAAAACGTAGAAAAGTTGAGAAAAACGTAGAAGACTAGGTTTATAATCTAGTCTTTTTTATATTAATTTAAAGGAGGATAAATAATGGTATTACTTAAGAAAATACTAGAATTTCTAAAATCAGAAGTTAACAAACTTCATGACTTTGACGGATACTATGGCAGTCAATGTGTAGACTGGATAAACTACTACTTATGGACTTTTTGGAAGATACGATTGTTCGGAAATGCTATTGATTTATTAAATAATGCGAAAGAACAA